AATCGGGCACAGCGGCGGCGGCAACCAGTACGGCTGTCACGTCGTTTCGTGCCCGTATCAAGGCGCTTGCGCTGACCTACACCTCGTCTGCCGGGAACATCTCGATCACAGACGGCAACGGTGGGGCCACGCTGTTCTCGTTTACACCGGCTGCTGCCGCAGGATCGCTGTACATGCTATTCCCTGGCGAGGGCATCCTTGCTGAGACTGGCATTTACGTGACCAACGGCACCGGCACCGCTGCGACGGTGTTCTATGGCTAAGAGCCCAGCATGGCAGCGCAAGGAAGGCAAGTCGGAGAGCGGCGGACTGAACGCCAAAGGCCGCGCCTCCTACAACCGCGCCAATCCTGGGAAACCGGGTCTGAAGGCTCCTCAACCGGAGGGCGGGCCTCGGCGCGACTCCTTCTGTGCTCGGATGAAGGGCATGAAGAAGAAGTTGACAAGCGCCAAGACCGCCAATGACCCGAACAGCCGGATCAACAAGTCCTTGAGGGCGTGGAACTGCTGATATGCCAAGCGTTAGCGGTAAGCAGCACAGGTTCATGGCGGCGGTGGCGTCAAACCCCAAGTTCGCCAAGAAGGTAGGTGTCCCTACGTCCGTAGGGGAAGAGTTCATCCAGGCCGATAAAGGCCGCAAATTTTCAAACAAGGAGTCCGACATGAAGGGCATGAAGACAAAGAAGATGATGGGTGGTGGCTACGCCAAGGGCGGTATGGCCCCCTCCAAGATGGGCGCGGTGAAGACCGCTGCCCCCAGCCGTGACGGCGTTGCTGTCAAGGGCAAGACCAAGGGCACCATGGTCAAGATGGCCAAGGGCGGCAAGATGATGGGCGGGAAGTGCTGACATGATGCCCAGTCGCGGGATGGGGGCCATGCTCCCATCCAAGATGCCCAAGGGTGAGCGTAAGGCTCGGCGTGATGACACGGATTTCACGGAGTACGCCGAAGGTGGTGAGGTGAAGTCCAAGGTCAACGAGGCCGGGAACTACACCAAGCCCGGTATGCGCAAGTCTCTCTTTGAGAAGATCAAGGGGCAGGCTACGCAGGGCACGGCGGCAGGGCAGTGGAGCGCCCGCAAAGCGCAGTTGCTTGCCAAGCAGTACAAGGCCAAAGGCGGAGGCTACCGTGACTAAGAAGTTTCCTGACCTGACCGGCGACGGCAAGGTTACTCAAGCCGACATCCTCAAGGGCCGTGGCGTTAGCGAAATGGCCAAGGGCGGCATGGCTAAAGGTGGCAAGTGGATCCAGTCCGCCATCAAGAAGCCCGGTGCTCTGCGTGAGGCTCTCGGCGCCAAGGAAGGCAAGCCCATCCCGGCCAAGAAGTTGGCCGCTGCGGCTAAGAAGCCCGGCAAGATGGGGCAGCGCGCTCGACTGGCGCAAACGCTCAAGGGCTTGAAGAAGTGAAAAAGCCGCAGCAGTCTTTGAAGGACTGGACGGCCCAGAAGTGGAGGACGAAGAGTGGTAAACGATCTTCTGACACGGGTGAAAGGTATCTTCCAGAGGCTGCGATCAAAAGTCTTTCCCCCCAAGAGTACGCCGCCTCAACCCGAGCAAAACGAGCAGGCAAAGCCTCCGGCAAGCAGTTCGTAGCCCAACCCAAGGCCATCGCTAAGAAAACCGCGAGATTCAGATGACAACGAGTGGAACAGCGTCGTTCAACCTCGATCTGACGGAGATCGTGGAGGAAGCCTTCGAGCGTTGCGGGGCTGAACTGCGCACGGGCTACGACCTGCGTACGGCGCGGCGTAGCCTGAACTTGATGTTTGCCGACTGGGCAAACCGGGGCGTGAACATGTGGACGTTCGAGCAAGGAACGATCCAACTGGTGCAGGGGCAGAATACCTACGCCCTGCCGGACGACACGGTGGACTTGCTTGAGCACGTCATCCGCACGGGGGCCAACAGCAGCACCAATCAGGCAGACCTGACCATTACCCGGATCAGCGTTTCTACGTACGCCACGATCCCGAACAAACTGCAACAGGCCCGTCCCATTCAAGTGTGGATCCAACGGCTGAACGCGCAGACTTCGCCCACTGGATATACGCTGCCCGCGCTCGTCACTGCCTCAGCCACCACGATTACGCTCAGTTCGACCATTGGCCTTCCGGCCAACGGCTTTATCCTGCTCGACAGCGAACTGATCTACTACGGCTACATCAGCGGCAACACGCTCTACAACTGCGCCCGTGGGCAGCAGAACACGACGGCGGCGTCTCACGCAGCCAGTACCGCTGTCTATATTAAGCAGGTACCGGCGGTCACGGTGTGGCCCACCCCGGACAATACGCAGACGTATACCTTTGTGTACTGGCGCCTGCGCCGTACGCAGGACGCCGGAGATGGCGTCAACGTCATGGATGTCCCGTTCCGGTTCATCCCGTGCATGGTGGCAGGCTTGGCCTACTACATGAGCATGAAGATTCCCAAGGCTCTGGAGCGTATGGACACGCTCAAGGCGCAGTACGAAGAGGCTTGGCAGTTGGCCGCAGACGAAGACCGCGAGAAGGCAGCGATCCGGTTTGTGCCCCGGCAGATGTTTATTGGCGGGGGGTATACCTAAATGGGTAACCGGTTCGCCTCTGGCAAGTTCAGCATCGCCATGTGCGATCGCTGCGGACAGCAGTTCAAACTCAAGGTTCTGCGCAAAGAGATCATTAAGACAAAGATCTACGATCTCTTGGTCTGCCAGGAGTGCTGGGATCCCGACCATCCGCAGTTGCTGCTGGGCATGTACCCGGTGGACGACCCCCAGGCTGTGCGTAACCCTCGCAAGGACAATACGTACATTACGGCAGGCGTCAACGGATTGGAGTTGGATCCCAACTCGACGTTTGCGGGTTTTCCAACCGGCGGTTCTCGGGATATTCAGTGGGGTTGGAATCCGGTTGGCGGAGCACGTGCAAGTGATGTCGGTCTGACGCCAAATTACTTGGTGGCAACCACCTCTGTTGGTACAGTAACCATCCAAACGACGTAAGGAGTCGATCATGGACAAGAAAGATCTGGCACAGGACAAGAAGACGGCGGCTTCCGCAGTGCACAAGCATGAAAAGGCTATGCACCCGGGCAAGCCCATGACGAAGTTCGCCAAGGGCGGCAAGACCAACCTTCAGATGAAGCAGTTGGGTCGTGGACTGGCGAAGGTCGCCAACCAGAAGAAGTCGTCGTTCACCTACAAGAAGGGTGGCTGATATGGCAAAGTTCAGCAAGAAGGTGGGCGGTAAGGAAGTCGGCAGTGCCGATGTTTACGCTGAGCCCCACACCATGAAGGGCGGCAAAGTTGCACTGGGTAACGGCACTCAGGCGGAGCCCACGCGGGCTAATCGCGTGAATATGTCCGTGGGCAACATCGACCGCGACGGGTACGACCCCGCTCCCAAGACTTCGGGCATCAAGATCCGTGGGACTGGCTGCGCAACTAAGGGTACGATGGCGCGAGGCCCGATGGCCTGAGCGTGAGGCGTAGATGAACTACACCGAGTTGAAGACCAATATCGCAGATGTCTGCGAGAACACGTTCACTGAGGACGAGTACGCGCTGTTCACCAAGCAGGCTGAGCAGCGCATCTACAACACGGTTCAACTCGCCAACCTGCGCAAGAACGTTACCGGCACGCTGACTTCGGGAAACAAGTATCTCCAATGCCCGTCAGATTTTCTGTCGGTGTACTCCCTGGCCATCGTCAAGGCCGATGGAGCGTATGAGTACCTGTTGAACAAGGATGTGAATTTCATCCGGCAGGCGTACCCGAATCCGGCTACCACGGGGGTTCCCAAGCACTACGCCATCTTTGGCCCCCGGTCAGACGACGTGAATGAGTTGACCTTCATCCTGGGCCCGACCCCCAACGCCGCGCTAACGGCGGAACTACACTATTACTATTACCCGGTATCCATGGCGGATACGGTGGCGAACCCAAGCGGTACCACGTGGTTGGGGGACAACTTCGACTCCGCCCTGCTGAATGCGGCTCTGGTGGAAGCCATCCGGTTCATGAAGGGCGAGCCTGACATGGTGCAGTTCTACGAGCGCATGTACATGCAGTCTATTGCTTTGCTCAAGAACCTTGGCGACGGCAAGCAGCGCATGGATGCGTACCGCGACGGCCAACTGCGCGTTGAGGTCAACTGATGACTTCGATCGTCCAAACGCAGACCACCTCCTTCAAGAAGGAGTTGTACCAGGGCATCCACGATCTCACGACGGATGTTCTGAAGATTGCGTTGTATACGGCCAATGCGGACTTGAATGCGGATACCACGGCTTACACCACGACGGCGGAGATCACTGGGACTGGGTACTCGGCGGGCGGCAAGACGCTGACCGGAACGACCATCAGCAGTTCTGGATACACGGCTTTCGTGGATTTCGACAATGTGGAGTGGAACCCCGGCGTGTTTACCGCACGGTGTGCTCTGATCTACAACTCCAGTAAAGCCAACCGTTCCATCGCGGTGTTGGACTTCGGGTCAGACAAGACCTCGACCACCACTTTCACCATCGTCATGCCGGTCAACGACGCCAACAGTGCCTTGATCCGGTCTTCCAACTAAGGAGTCATTATGACCATCGACAAAATTACTGCGGTTGACAAAGTTGAGGCCGCATGCTCGTACAACACTCAGCCGTCCGATGAGATGGGCATCCACGGCACATACCATGCTGTGTGCCGCGACAAGGATGGCAGCATCAAGTGGGAAGACGACATCAAGAACCTCGTGACGACGGTGGGCAAGAACCTGACGTTGGACACGATTCTTGGTAACTCTGCTGCGGGCGCAGTTGTCATGGGCCTCAAGGGCACCGGCACTCCATCCGCAGGTGATACTCAGGCTTCTCACGGCACCTGGAATGAAGTTGGTCTGGCTAACGCTCCGACCTACTCTGGTAACCGCAAGACGCCGACGTTCAGCGCCGCATCCAGTGGCAGCAAGACCACGTCATCGGCTGTGACGTTTAGCATCACTTCGTCCGGTACGGTTGCTGGTTGCTTCATCAACATCGGTGGAAGCGCCACGATTGACAACACCACGGGGACGCTGTTTTCGGCAGGTGACTTTTCCAGTTCTAAATCTGTGGTGAGCGGCGACACAATCGCTGTGACCTACACCGCTACCTTGACCTGACATGGCCTTTGGGTGGGGTGACGGCGCTTGGAGCGAGAAAGGCTGGGGCGGTGTTACCGCCTTCAGTGATTCCGTCTCTGAGTCTGCCACCCTTTCTGAAACACAGTCTGTTGATGCAACCCTAGCCGGAAGCGTCACAGAAACTGCTGCGCTTGCGGAAACGCAGGCGGGCGCAGCCACCTTCCCTGTCTCTGTTACCGAAACAGCGGCGGCTACGGAAGATCAATCAGTCAGCCTTGTTTATGCAGATACCGTTTCTGAAACGGCGGCGCTGACTGAGGCGCAGACTGCCGCGACCGATTACACCGAGTCGGTTACAGAAACCTCCGCCATCTCGGAGACAAATGGCGGTGGGGCCACATATCCGGTTTCCGTTACGGAAAACTTGGTCACGCAAATGGCCTGGGGCGGGGGCGGATGGGGCGTTTCTGCGTGGGGCGGTGCGGACACCATTTCCGAGACTCAGAGCGCCGCGCTGATTATGAATGTCTCAGTGACGGAGACGGCGGCAGCGTCTGAGACGCAGGACGCGCTTGTTGATTACACGGCGGCTGTCACCGAGACGGCGGCTGCAACAGAAACTCAGTCAGTCAACGTCGATTACGCAGTCAGTGCTTCTGACTCCGTGGCTATCACTGACGATCAGAGTGTGGCTACCACCTATGCGGTGAGCGTCACGGAGACAGCGGCGGCTGCGGATGATGAACAGGCGGGCTTGTTCTACGGCGATACGGTTACGGAGACGATGGCAGTCTCCACAACGGAAGAGGCGGCTACAAGTTATACCGGGCTGTCGGTCACAGAAACTGCGGCCATAACTGACACAGAAGACGCCGCCACCACATTTGTGGCGTCTGTAATTGAGAATGCGACGATAGCCGCCCAGATAGCGGCCATCACAAACTACGGGGTATCCCGTACCGAAACCGCTGCCATCACCGAATCACAGACGGTGCGCTATTTCTGGGAAATCATTGATGACACCCAGACCGCAAATTGGCAGAATATCAACAACGTGCAGTCGTCCGGGTGGACGCCCGTACCGACGACATAGGAGCCTTAGATGCCCACCTCATACACCTCCCTTTTGGGCCTTGCCCTCCCGGTCACGGGTGAACTGTCCGGCACCTGGGGCGACACGGTCAACGACTACATCACCCAGTATGTAGACGCCGCTGCCGCAGGCACGCAGACCATCAGCGGTTCCCAAACAGCGGTAACGCTCACGGTCACCAATGGTTCTTCGCTGACGCAGGTTGGCTCTGGCGCTTCTGGCTCTGCCCAGTACGCGGTGATCAATTGCACGGGCAACCCGGCAGGTCTTCTGACCATCACGGCTCCGGCCTCTAGCCGCAACTACCTGATCATCAACGCAACCTCAACTTCACAGTCCGTGAAGATCGTAGGCGCAGGCCCGACCACGGGCGTGACCTTGGTGGCAGCAGAGAGCGCCATCGTTGCCTGGAACGGCAGCGACTATGTGAAGGTGGCGTCTAGCACGGCTGACGGTGTAACGACGTTCAGTGCAGGCACGACGGGATTCACTCCCTCAACCGCTACCTCCGGTGCGGTCACCCTGGCAGGAACGCTTGCCACCACGAACGGTGGTACGGGGCTCACTTCGTTTACTTCTGGTGGGGCGGTCTACGCATCATCGACTTCCGCACTTACGACGGGCACATTGCCTGTTGGCAGTGGCGGCACTGGATTAACCTCTGGCACATCAGGCGGCATTCCGTATTACTCTGCCACCAATACTCTGGCTTCTTCAGGGGCTCTGACGGCCAACCAGTTCATTGTTGGGGGCGGTGCGGGCGCTGCACCTTCGGCTTCTTCTTTGTTGGAAGTCGCCGCAGCCGTTACTACTGGCAATTACGTTCGGGCAGTTGGTTACGCCGATACCGTCACGGCTCTGGGCAACACGGGTACAGCGATCAACATCGACGTGACTAGCGGCGGTGTATTTACTGCTACGCTAACCGGCAGTTGCACGTTTACGCTGCGTTACCCAGTGTCTACGGGTTCGTCTTCGTTCACGTTGATCTTGACGAACGACGGCACTGCCGGTAGAACGGTGGCTTGGGCCGGTGGCACTTTCCTTTTCCCCGGCGGGGCAGCGTCCCTGTCTCGCACAACCACGGCGAATGCCACTGACGTTTGGGTTTTCTTCACCCCGAACGGAGGCACGACGTGGTATGGGTCTATACCCATGAAGAACATGACCGCTTAATAGGAGCAAAAAATGGCTTTGGATGCAAATCAACAGTTTCAGATGGACCTTGAGACTTCTCGGCAGGCCCATCAGTTGTCTCTTCAAATCAAGCAAGCCAAGTTAGAGGCTGTGCGTATGGCAAAAGAAACGCTGCTTGAAAATTCTCGCAGCAAGCCTGCGGACGCTCGTGAGGTTACGGCGGCTGACATCGCGGCATTCGCTGCCACGCTTGAGGCGTATGTAAACGCCTAATGGAAGGCTTTGCCTACTTCCCGGCTATCGTCTACCGAGATGAGCGGCCTGACCTTGTGGAGAAGGTGCTTTCGACATGTATCCAATATCTGGATCAAGTCCGCAAGCCCGAGTGGCCCATGTGTCAGTCTGTTCATCTTGGGCACGAACCCGCCCTACAAGAAGTAGCAAACTACCTGCTGCTGTCGTCGGTAGACCTGCTGCGCAGCCAAGGTTACGCCGTCGAAAAGTACGACTTCTACCTCTCCGGCCTTTGGGCGCAGGAGATCGGTCGGGGTGGCGGCACCAACGTGCATGTTCACAAGAACAGCCAGATGTGTGGCTGGCTCTTTCTCGAAACCCCGCAAGGGGGCGCATACCCCATCTACCACGACACTCGCATGCACAAATCCATGACCGAGTTGGACTTTGTGCAGGGCGAAGAGATAACCAATGCCACAAACAACATCCACTTCAACAACATGAAGTCTGGAACTGTGATGTTTGGAAACTCGTGGATGCAGCACCAACTGACCGGCAGCAACGCCGACACTCCGACGCGGTGCATTCATTTCATCGTGTCCCACAAGGAGCGCCCGTGCAGCATGTGCTGACGCCTTACGCCACCGCCATCGAACCGTTTGTTTGGTGGGATAACGGCTTTTCGGAACAGGAATTAAACTGGCTCCAAGAGCAGGCGCGGAGGGCGGATCAGCGGGCGCAGGCGGGTGGCGTGAAGACTGACGAGGAACTGAAGCAGGTTCGTCGGTCGCAGGTGTCTTGGTTGGAAAAAAATCAAGAGACGGCTTGGGTTTTTCAAAAATTAGGGCACATTGCCGCTTCTCTCAACGCCCAATACTATCGGTTTGATCTGACTGGGTTTGGCGAATCTATTCAGTTGACCAACTACGATCAGTCAGAGCACGGGATGTACGGATGGCACGTCGATTACGGGGGCAAGATAGCCCCAAGCCGCAAACTCAGTCTGGTGCTTCAACTGACAGACCCGAGCCAGTACGAGGGGGGAAACCTTCAGGTTATGACTGGTGGTCAGCCACAAACCGTTCGCAAACAGCGGGGTCTGGTGGCAGCATTCCCTTCGTATGTACTGCATCAAGTAACCCCCGTGACAGGCGGTAATCGCCAATCTTTGGTGGCCTGGATTACTGGGCCAGCATTCAAATGAACGCCGACTACAAGGACTTCATCGCTATCTACCGGGATGTATACCCGGATGGGTATTGCCAACACCTGATCAAAGAGTTTGATCGTCTGGTGGAGTCTGGTGCTGGTATTAACCGCCAACGTGGCGAAGGTGCGCTCAAGCACCGTAAGAATGACATGCAGTTGGGGTTGAACTTTGGGGTGCATACTGCGGCGGATTTCAACGGTAAGTCCGCGACACGCATGTTTTTTGACGGTTTGCAGCAGTGTTACGACGCTTACACCGAACAGTTTTCGGTGCTAAAGAGCGACCGAATTACCGGCACCGCGATGAAAATGCAACGGACTGACCCCGGTGGTGGGTACCACGTTTGGCATTCTGAACAAGGTAACGGCGATTTTGCAGAACGCGTATTGGTGTATATGCTATATCTAAATACGCTTACTCCAGAAGAAGCCGGAGAAACAGAGTTTTTATATCAACAACGACGCATCAGCCCGCAAGAAAATGTAATGGTGCTGTGGCCCGCCACTTTTACTCACGCACATCGTGGTAACACAGTGTTTGGTGACCGCAGTAAATACATTGTGACGGGTTGGTTTTACTACGAGTGAGGATTAAATGCCAGCAGGTACCCCAAAAATTGCTATGTTTGGTGGCGGTGGTGTTGCCGGGGGCTCCCAAACATTTAACACATCTGGGACGTGGACCGCGCCTTTAGGTGTTTCTAAAGTAAGTATCACCGGTCAAGGTGGTGCCGGTAACCCTGGCGCAGCAGGCAATCCTGGCTGTCGAGGTTCAGGTAGGCAAGGTGGTGATGGCGGATCAAGTTCTTCACTTCAGTGGGATGGTAGTTGCTATAACTGCGTTAGTTTTCGTCCCGGTGGCCCTGCGGGTACCGGCGGATCAACTCCCGGCGCCAACGGAAATCCGGGGGCTGTGGGTACAAGCCCTGCTTCTTCTGGGTTAGGCTATAACTTTCCGGGTGGTAATGCCGGTAATGGCGGGACGGGCGGCACCAAGGGTAACCCCGGAAACACAGGTAACGGTGGTTGCGGCGGCGCTGGTTTTGTTGGCGGCCCATGTAACGGAGCGCAGAATGGGGGCGCTGGCGGCGGTGGTGGTAGTCCGGGCGGTGCTCCTGGCGGAAGCAGGTGCGGGTCTCAATTTAGTGGTGGCGGCGGTGGCGGCGCAGGTACCACCAATGCTGCTAGTGGTGGGTCTGGCGGAACTCCCGGCGGCGGTAATGGCGGTCCTGGCCGTTGCAGCGACACCAATGGAGAGCCCGGCAATAGCGGGTCTGCCGGTGCGGGTGGCGGTGGCGGTGGCGGTGGCTACAACGGTGAGTATGGTGGCGGTGGCGGTGGCGGTGGTGGTGGCGGACGTGGCAACGCCGGTAACTCAGGAAATCCCGGTAACGCCGGAGGCGCTGCGCCCGCAGCAACCACCTACAATTGTGTGAGTGTCACCGGGGGGTCTAACTACCCGATTACCGTTGGTGGGGCTGGCTCCGTAAAAATCTCATGGAATCCGCAATGACTGAAGAAGACGTATCACGCAAAAACGCTTTCCAAGAAGCGCAGAATCGTGCGCGTTCGGTTACTGTCGGCACGTGTTTTGGTGGTACCGCAGAGTTGGCTATGCGACGTGGCGATGGAATTACGACGTTTGCCATACTGCAACCCGTAGAAGTTGTCGAGTTGATCCATCAACTGGCCGCAAATATCGGGTGTCATATCCACATTCAGCCACGCAGAGATTTTGCAAGTTGGCGTGATTGGAAATACACGGAAGAAGAACTGGCCCATTATCGTGGGGTTCAGCGCCTTCCGGGTGTTGGCCATCCGCCGCATTCAAACGATATGGCCCCTCACATAGAGGTGGGTGCAAAACTGCCCCCTCCTGAACAGCAGCCTGGACTTCAACCCGCCTTAATGGCAAGGAGTAGCGAAAATGAGCAAACTGTGGCAACTCAAAAAACTGTCGGACGGAAGCGCACTAAGCGAACCTCAACTGCTGCCTGAAAACTGGGGGCCAATCTTCGGCCTTCATGGCTTCATCGACCAGATCGGTGATCTGTCGTGGTTGGGCGAGCCCTACAACGATCAGGGATGGGTTGAGGTTGGCGATGCGCCTCCCGGCCCTGTACCTTCAACGGCAGCGCAACTTGCGTGGAATCGTGCAAAAGAAATGTTGGCTGCTTCTGATTGGTCCATGCTCCCCGATGTGCCCATGACGGCGGCAGAAAAGGACGCCTGGATTGAGTATCGCCGTGCCTTGCGAGATATTCGGTTGCAGCCTGATTTCCCCAACAATATCGTTTGGCCGCAGATACCAGACTGATGGATGCGTTTGTCCATAGGTCTAGGGGACTTACCTATGCGGTCATTGATGACCTGCATAGCGAACAAGAGTTGGCCGCTATAAATAAAGAAATCCTAGACTTGCATCGTTTTTCTTTGGGTTCAAAACATACTGATGCTGCAATTGATAAAAACGGAAACTCTCTGAAAACAAGCAAAGGGGTATTTTTAGACTTTCTGTACACAGATCGTAGTTGCTCTGCAATATTACAGGCAAACAAAAAATTGTTCTTTGCCCCTTTTGTTGCGGCGCTTTCCGAACAAGATGTCTTTTTCTACCACATCTTGAAGTCTACCCGAGATACCACTTTGCTTAATTATTATGCAGACGGAGAGCAGTATTTAGCCCATCGAGATGATGCCATCATTACTTGTGTATCTTTCTTTAGCATTGGGGAGTTTTCTGGCGGTGATCTTGTCTTTGATGCGCACGATGCGCGTGTGGAGTTCAAGCCCAATAGGTGTGTGCTATTCCCTGGGTGTGCGCTCCACAGCGCCGAGCCAATAAAAGCGGAACCGGGAAACTTTAGAGTTACTGTAGCGACGTTTATAAACTACAAGCATTAGATGCGCAAATATACGATCCGGTTTAATAAGTCTCGCGGACAACCGGGTCGTGGGTCCATGTTGCATGTGTGGCGGGTATTTGAGGACGGGCAAGAGATTTTGGCAAAGCATGTTCGCATAGAGACGCGGTCATGGACAGAGTTAGACGCAAACGGGCAGGACTACAACATTGCTTGCCAAGGTCGTATGATGTTCTTTGAAGACACAGACACGGTGGTAATCCTTGAATAGAACTTGCGACGGGTGTGCGGAATGCTGCAAAGGGTGGTTGCATGGCAGCGCAATGGGGCATCGTTTCTATCCCGGACAGCCGTGTTACTTCCTTCAACAAACTTGTGCCATCTACGAAAACCGCCCTATCGACCCTTGCAAAAACTACAAGTGCCATTGGCTTGCGTCTGATGATCTGCCCATGTGGATGCGTCCTGACATGTCGAACGCTTTGATCACACGCCGTCAACATGAGAACTTGGAGTTCTTTGAAGTTACCGAGTGCGGTAAAAAGATGGATGCGTCCGTTCTGTCGTGGCTCGTGATCTGGGCGCTCAACAACGGCAAGAACCTCAAATACCAGATTGCCGGTGGGTGGAACAGGATTGGTACCAAAGAGTTCATGGAAGCACAACTGTGATGGAAGAATCAGTTGAAGTCCGCGTGGCGGTGCATGAAGCAGTCTGCGCTCAACGATACGAGGCGATTGAGAAGCGCCTTGACGATGGCAGCAAGCGGATGCGGAACATTGAAGTCTGGCTGTACATCACGCTAGGCGCGGTCCTGCTCGGCCCTGGCGCGATGGCAGAGGTGGTCAAGAAGTTCTTTGGGCTTTAAATGGAACCGATAACCGGCATTCTTGCGGCGGTATCAGCAGCGAATGCCGCATTCGGGGCAGTCAAGAAACTCGTTGCCACGGGCCGCGAGATTCAAGACGTTGCCGGTCAGATCGGCAAGTGGTACGGCGCCTTCGGGGACTTCAACCGCCTAGCCACTGAGAAGGCCAACAAGAAGCCCTCGGTCTTCAAGCGCCTGTTGCACGACGACAGCATTGAGCAGGAAGCCTTGCAGATCACGATGCATAAGCAGGCGTTGATCAAACAAGAGTACGAACTGAAGATTCTGATCGTCGCCCACTATGGTGAAAGCGTCTACAACGAAATGATCATGGAGCGCATCCGGCTGAAGAAGGAGCGCGAG